CAGCCGCACCTATCATCGGCTGGCATGCGCCATCGAGGATGCGGGCTTCGAAATCCGCGACCAGATCGACTGGGTGTACGCGTCCGGCATGCCACACGGTTCGGATGCGACGCTCATGATCGACCGGGAACGCCGCGAGGATGTGGAGCCGACGCGATCCGAGACGGCGAAACCGTTCAAAGGCTGGTACAGCCAGCTGAAGCCCGCGCACGAACCCATCTGTCTGGCCCGCAAGCCGTTGGACGGGAATCTCGCCCACAATCTGCTCGGACACGGGACAGGCGCACTGCATATCGACGCATGCCGCGTCCCATTCCGCAACACGGCGGACGAGGCGGAGTCGAAGGGCAAGAACCAGCATGGACGGTTCGGCTCCGGGCCGAGAGACAACCATGTATATGGTGCGGACAAAGCGAATCGCACCGACTACACGGCTGCCGCCCGTTTCACGCCGAACATGCTGTTCGACCAGTCCACGGCCAAGGAACTCGACCGACAGTCCGGCGTCACCGTCAGTCGCAAGGGGAAGCCACGCACAAGCACGAAACCCGGTGACGGCTGGGGCATGACCCATACGGGCGCCGAATATGACGATATGGGCGGCGCGAGTCGATTCTACCCGGTTTTCAGGTATTGTCCGAAAGCCTCATCGGCTGAGCGGCCGAAAGTCGACGGTATCCTCCATCCGACAGTCAAACCGGTCGAACTCATGCGCTGGCTTGTCCGTCTCGTCACCCCGGCGGATGGTCTCGTGCTGGAGCCGTTCGCCGGAAGCGGCACCACATTGGAAGCATGTCTGCTCGAACACATGCAATGCACGGCAAGCGAACTCGATTCCGACTATATCAAGCTGATCCACGCACGACTCAGCAAACCAATACAAAACGAACTTTTCTAGAAAGAAGTCAACTACCTCATCCGTAAGGGCGAGGTAGTTGACGTATATAGGGAAAACGCAGTGCAAAAAACAAGCATTGCCCTAAATCGTCTTTTAGCCGATAATGTAGATTATGTCAGATAAGAATCACTCTCAATAAGAAGTCCGCTCTCCCAGCTAGAAAGAACCCATGAACGCAAACCAATGGAAACGAGTCCTATTCAGCCACTCCGAGGGAGAAAATACAAGGACAAGCGCCGGCACAGAATATTCTCAGCAGTACAATGCGCGGCAGCGGAAAACGAATTGGCGGAATCGGGGCCATCAAAGTGGGCATGGACGAAACTGGCGTTAGCGGATTCTTCTGCTCTTGACTTCTCTCCCCCCCCCCGGCTTTAGCCGTGGGGAGAAGTCAACGTATTATCAATGAGGACCGTCAGTCCGCTTTCGTTGAATTTGTCGTAGTTTTCAATGTCGTAATTCATCTGCAATTCCAGCCAGTATTCCGGTGATGTGCCCAACACGTAGGCGAGCTGGTATGCGAGGCTTGTGGTGATGCGTCTTTTCCCGTGTATCAGGCCACTGATGGTGGTTTGTGGCAGGTTCATGGCTTTCGCCAGACGGTACATGGTGATGTTGTTTGGTTGCAGGTATTGGTGTAGCAGCACGTCGCCTGGGAGTGGCGCATGGCCCACATCGTTCATAGCCAGACCCTTTCACGCAATTCACTGACTTTTTTCTGATAATGAACTACCGTGAGGCTGAAGCCGTCACGGTTTCCTGCTTCGCCGAACGCATGGAGAACATACGTAGATTGTCCGCGTATGACTCCGATGCGTTCTCCACAGGCTTGTATTCCCCTCGTCCCAAGGGTATTTTGTCCGAATATTTGGATTGTCCCATCCAGACCATGGTTTGAGCGGCTTTGACGTCTCTGGGTGCCGTATAACCACAGTCGGCGCACTTGTATATGCGTTGCCTGAGCGGGATTCTGGTCTTCGCCCCGCAGATAGGGCACAGTCGCGTGGTCGGCTCCCACTTGGAGAGCACCACCACCTGCCCGGTATGACGGGATAGTCTGCTCTTGACGCGGCCGAGGACGCTGTGCTGTATTTTACGGCCATAACGGCGGTGCCATGCCCTGACCTGTTCGTCCTGCATGAAGATGGTCTCATTGCGTAGCAGTTCCGCCGCTGTCTTGTTGGCGGCATCGTTCAGTCGATTCTGCTGTTTCGTATATGCCCGACGGATTCTCATGCGATTGCGTTGCCGGTTGTTCGACCCCTTCTTCTTGCGGTTCAGTTTTCGCTGTTCCCGTTTGAGGCGGTCGGTTTCTCCAACCATGACGTCGTATTCCGTTCCGTCCGAACACGTGATGGCGGTCTTCACGCCCATGTCCAGTCCGATAATAGTGTCCTTCACCGGCGCTAGTCTCTTGGCTTCACGCCGCTTGCGATACTCCTCCTTGTCCATATAGCAGGTGACATGCAGATGCCACCCGTCCGCTTCGCTGGTGAGAACGGCCTTTGCCTGTTCCCATCCCTCCAATTGTCCGACGCCGCGCACCCGGACCCAGCCGGGGATGTTCTGTATCCTCGCCTTCTGTCCGCGTATGCGGTACGTGGTCTCCGGTTGTGGGAGTCCGAGCGACTTGACTTCGCCAGTAAACCCGACCGTTCCGGTCTTGCGGCCTTGTTTCTTGAGGGTTGCGAGTGTTTTGATGTTGGATCGGATGGTCTTGACGAGAGACTGCTTCATCTGGGAGCCGAGCACGCGGTATTCGCGTTCGTCCATCGTGTCGTCCTTGGTTTTCACGAGGACGTTTTTTCTTGGCTTGTAGGAGAACGGGTCTCCGCTGGCGATGCATTCGTTCCATAGCCATTTGGCCTCCAAGAACACTCGCTTCAATGCTTCGCGTTGGGTGCTGGAGAGTTTGTTGCCCACTATTTTCAGGTCGAACGTGGAACAGGTCTGGGTTTTCCTCTTGGCTTTGGTCGCCTTGATGGATTCCTTGATTCTTCGGTTCTTGTCCAGTCTCGCCTCTTCGGAGGTTCTGCGTGGCGAGCCGATGAGACTGACCGTCATGCTAACACCTCCGAATCTGCTAAACTGTTGTTAGCATGATTATAGCATAGAGGTGTGCGACATGGAACCCGACGAATACAAGCCAAAGGCTTCCGCGAAAGTGCGGACCAGATACCATATCGTGCTGGTCACGAAATACCGCAAACACGCTCTCGCAGGAATAGAGGCGGACGTGCTCGACAGCATCCGCGACGCCGAACGACGCTCACGGTTCGCAATCCATCGAATCAACACGGGCGACGGCAACCACGTGCATATGCTCGTCAGCATCCCACCCGACATGACCATCAGCGGGACAGTCAGCCGAATCAAACAGCTCACCACACGTGAACTGTGGAGCAAGCACCCCGATCATCTCAAACGCTACTACTGGGGAAAGCGCCACAAGCTATGGTCCGCCGGATACTATTGCGAAACCGTGGGAAGGAACAGCGAAAGCATAGTCGAACGCTACATAGACAACCAAAGACAAGCGGAGGCGATTCATCCGCGACACTGAAGATGACGCGGCTTTCTCGCCAAAACAAAAACGGTAACAAAAGAAGCTACCGTTTTGCTTCGGTATGTGGGAATACGGTTTTGCCCGCCTCTCCCCTGTTTCGGGTCGAAGGCGGGCAAAACACGTTTGGTGCGGTGAGAATCAGTCCTCGACTGCATGCCATCCATCGGCATGCTTGGCGGAACGTACACGCACGAGCACGCAGCCAGCACCGGCGATGGTCATGATCGCCGCCAGCGTGGCGATTGCGGTGGCGTCCGATCCGGTGGAGGCCAGACCATTGTTCGGCACACCTGCAGCCTGCTTCTTGGCCTGTTCGGCCTGCTGCTTCTTGGCTTCGGCATCCTTCTTGGCTTGGTCGGCCTGCTTCTGGGCTTCCTGCTGCTTCTTGGCTTCCTCCTCGGCCTTCTTCTGGGCTTCGGCTTCGGCCTGCTTGGCGGCGGCGAGCTCCTTGTCGGACGCCTGCTTGTCGGCGAGCTTGGCATCATAGTCGGCCTTGGCTTTCTCGTATGCCTTGTCGGCCTCATCCTTGGCCTTGTTCGCCGCTTCGAGCTTCGCCTGGGCGTCGGCCAGTTTCGCGTTCGCCTTCTTGAGGTTCTCCTCGGCGTTCTGCAGACGCTTGATGGTGTTCTGGGCGTCGTTGAGCTTGCCGGTGGCCGTGTTGAGGTCGTCCTTCGCCTTCGCGTATGCGGCCTTGGCGTCGGCGATGGCCTCGTCGGCGGCCTTGACCTGCTTGGCGGCGGCTTCAACCTTCGCGTCGGAAACGGTCTTGGCTTCGAGCGCGGCCTGCTTGGCCTTCTCGGCCTCGGCCTTGGCTGCCTTGGCGTCGGCCAGGTCGGCCAAGGCCTTCGTCTTGTCCGTGTTCGCCTGCTTGATCGCGGCTTCCGCATCCGTCTTGTTCTTGGCGGCGGTCTGGGTCAGCTTGTCGGCGGCATCGATCTTCGCCTGCGCGGCATCGACCGCCGTGTTCGCCTTGTCCACTGCCGTCTGGGCTGCGGCCTGGGCGGCGGTGGCGGCGTCGGCTCCGGACCGGGCTTCCTTGGTGGACTGCTGGGCGGCGGAGTACGCTTCGTTCTTCGCCGTCTGATCCTTCTTGGCTTCCTCCAACGCCTTGGCCTTGTCCGCGTTCGCCTTCACGGCCTCGTCATACGCTTTCTGCGCCTCGGCGGCG